CTAAAACAACTGCATCAAGAACACCATCTACGTCTAGCAATGATCCCTCAATACCCTCTCGATCATGGGTATTGTTGATTGCTAGTTTACGTTCACGGTCTAGCATTAAAGACGCTGTAGATTGCCCCAGTCTGCCGTTAATGACTGCTTTCGTTGAAGTGACTAGCTTCATACCTGAAACGATCTCTACAGGCTCTAAAAACGAATCTGTAGGCAATGGCACGACACCATAAAACTCAGAACGTAGGTTTACATAGTTGTCACCCGACAGAAGCGCGATGGCACTGTCAAGAATCCAATTATTACCACCTTGCGTAAAAACAGTGCCAGCAGTTAGATTAATCGTGCGGTCAGTCGTGATTTTAACATCGGGTGAAATCGTGTATTCACCCGCACCCCTGCGAATACCTGTAAGCTTTGCGATATTATCCGCCCACTTGCCTACAGCATACTGCGGGTCATGCATTTGAATCGCATAAGCAAGCGTATCATAGGCATCTTTTCGCGCCTGTGATTCAAGCCCGATACGTTGCCCATCGGGTGAATTTGGCGTGATTACAATATCTTGACCGTAAATGCCTTTGTAGCCATCCGATTCAGCTTCGATAATTTCGTCTAGTGTCGGGACTTTTACCCCTGTATCAGTAATCTCTAACATTTGCATTCACCGTATTTCGATTGTTATATATATCAGTATATTCGATGTTTATCGTTCCTTTTCTTTTTTCGCGCTCTAGCTCAATTGAAATATTGTCAATCCTCAAAACACCATCCACATTTAAAACTGAGCTTTTCAAGTCAGCTTCAAGAAGCTGTAAATTAGACGATCGCCCAAGATAATTCACCCAGTCAATGCCGACCTCAAGCGCTAAAAACCAGTCACCGCGCACTGTTAGAATCGCGGTTAAAACATTTTGCTTCACCGCTTCGCTAAACTCTTTATAGTCGGACTGATTAAAACCAAACTTCCAATCATGACCCTCATCAATTGCTCTAACTTTCATAATATTCCTATAGTGGGTCTGTGTCCGATGATCCGCGCTCAATTCCGCCATGTGTGTGCCCGTCTACTGGTTTGCCGTTCACGTTAATCTGTGCCGCATTCGTCACTGGTTGAATCGTAAATGATGCGCCTTTTAGAATCACCGAGCCATCCTCATTGATCTGCAATCCCGCACTATTATCATCTTTACCAATAAACATTGCATTGCCGACAATTGGCGACACGTCATCCAAGCAATCAGCACCACCAATAAAATAAGCGTCAGACATTGAGTGAACGCGGAAATCCATAGGGGGCGCAACCTGTCCAGCTTGAAACCAACCATCGAAACAACGATCTGAAAAAAGCACTATACCTTTATCGCCTGCCTTGTATGGATGCACTAGATGAAATCCACCGCCACGCGTGAATAAGCAAGGGCAGTCAACCAATGGCGGATATTCTGATTGCGTATCATCAGCATTTACCATCTTCAAGCCGATTTCAACCGATGCCGTCTTTGTCGCAGGATCAAATGAAACGATGCGTGCAGGCATAGAAACCCGAACATCCATCATGGCATTGTTCTTTGCTTGCTCAAGTAATTCTGTTTGAGTTGCATCCATTTATGATTTCTCTATGACTTGGAAGTTGCCACCAACAAGACCGTTCATTTGATGCCAGTCTTGACCTACAGTGCTTAACTTAAACTCAATATCTGTGACTTTGTAATCACCATTATAGCCATTAATCATGCTTTTTACACGCACAAGGCTGTTCACATAAATAGACGTGTTTAAGAATGTTCTAACCGACAAACCGCCATCACCTTGCTTTTGTGGCGATCCAACCATGCCACTGTCTTGCGATAATAAATAGCCGTATGAATCTGGCAGCACTTTATTTTTCGGCACAAATACGAGTTGTCCATCCTGAATAGACCAATCACAGCCATTACGATCCGCAATTCGTGTTAATTCATCCCGACTACTACCCATTAAAGTTTTACCGCGTGGCAATACTCGATCTTTTGGAAACTCCATAGCGCCCCTTGTGATTTCGGGCATATCCTTGATAATTTCTTGCACGATCTGATTGTCGGTCATGCCTTTTTGTAGGGTTTTTTTAGAGTAGGATTCGCTGTACTGAATAGAGCCATCACCACATTCTAAAACCGTTGTCGTGGTTGCGCTTTCCGCTTCTCGAATGTGATCATGCTTATCGATAGAGCCGACAAAAATAGTACGCAATTCTTCACCATACCAACCGACATCCAATTTCACCAAATTAAACTCTTTAGATGAAATCCGATTTCGGATATTTTCCGACAGGTTATCTATCGAAATGTTGGCAGTGTTTGGCTCTTTCTTATTTGTCTTTTTGATCGTGGCGTTTATCGTTGGCTTTTGCTTAATTCGCTCGTCATAAACTATCTGAATAGCTTGAGACTGGTTGCCAACCGTCAAAGTCAATAGTCTGCCGAATTGCATATTGATACGCCTCTTTACTCATAATATTAAGGCTAAGTCTATCACCCATTTCGTCAATTGAAATAGTCTCAAAGCCTAGTCCGCTATTATCGGAAATCATCAAAACAAAAGGCAAGTCACTATAGAAAAGTGAAGCCATGCCGATTGATAAGCCCTCACCCTGTACGATGTATTCGCCCTGAATATTGTCGTACAAGTCAAAAGACCACGACAAGCCGACCGCATTCCACAGCAAGGTTAATTGCAGGTTGTAACCCATGAACTCAAAGTTCTGCACTTGGTTCGGGTAGTTGTTTACTGGTATTTCATAAATATCTAAATCAGCCATTTAAAAAGCCCCCTTTGCACTATCAGCAATGGATTTTAATGCAGACTTCTTCGACTTCTGCGGTTGCGTTTTACCTTTGTTTTGCGGTTTAGCAGATTGGGTTTTAGCTTTCTCTGCCTTGTTTGCGGTTGCGGGCTTGTTCTTATTCTCAGCAGTTTTTGAAACAGGCTTAATAACAGCATTGATACCGCTTACAGTTTCTACGCTGAATGTTGGCACTTCTCGAAATGCGATTGATACCTCAGCGCTATTTCCGATGCGAGTAAGGGATACCGCAACCAATGAAACGCTTGTGTACTGCCCGCCGCTTGTGCTTACAGTGAGCAATTCCTCACTAAAACACAATGCTTCAAGCGTGTTTTTAATGCGCGTGATTCTGTCATCGGTAGTGGAATTGTCATTCAATAGTGATGGAATATCAGTAATTGATTTTACTGTACCGAGCTTATTGTATATACCGTATGCCGTTGTCGCAGCTTGGGCATATTTTTTAACCGTGCCTGCATATCGGTTCACCGTTGCTTTTGTATATTCAGTGATAGCGGATACCGAAACAGGCAACTGCATATTATTAAACAAAGCATCGGTCTGTGGGAATATTTGGCTAAAAGAATCCTCAATATCATAATTAACAATCGTGCCACGAATAACCGCAGCGCGTGGATTCCTGATTTTGTGATCAGATATACGCGCACCCGATTCAACCGCCGACTCTGTTAATGTAACGGATGCTTCAAATGCTTCCTCGACAATCGCATCGAGCGTAAAATCTCCGATAGCGAAGTGACTTAGCGTTATTTTCGATTTAGAGCCGATAAGATCATTTAAAAAACTCATGCTTTTGGTGTCCCGCCCATGTTTCGTTTAGCTGTGTTCATTGTGCTACTAAGCCCGCTTTGCACCGCTTTGCCAGCAGCAGCGGGATTGTTGCTTGTTATGTTCATCGGTGCGTTTATAGTCATGTTGCCACCACTATTCGTTGTATTAGATACAGCAGAAGCGCCGCCCATGCCAACAAGGTTTTTAGCACCGCTTACAGCACCGCTAATCAATCCGCCAAGCGAGCTAAATTTATTTACAATCCAGTCGAATGCCTGAGCAAATGGAGCTGTGACAATATCGAATACATTGCCAAGCGCTGCACCGATAGATGAGATAAGCCCCGATATAGCAGAAACGATTTCCGAAATCTTTAATGAAATATAGCTAACAATTGCATCCCAAACAGCGGACATAATTTCCATTAATTTCTGAGCGATCGGCTCAAACAGCATTGCTAGGTTTTGGAACATCGAAAGCAAGTTTTCAATCATTCCAGACCATGCAGCGCTCATTAATTCAGTGTTGCCAGTGAATAAGCCAACAAGGAAAGTTAAAATAGCGGTGATAACTTCGACTGCATCAATAAATGCACCGCCAAGGTATTTAGCCACAAATGCGCCAAACTCGATTAAGTAAGACATACCCATAACAAGCATATCCCAAACGGTTTGAAGCGCAGGCTTAATTTCTTCAATCCATTCAAGCATTGAACCCCAAAAATCACCGAATTGACTTTCGCCACCATCCAAATAGGTCATGAAGTCGTCAATCAGCAGTAGCAGCACACCGATTGCAGCAATCACCCAAAAAATAGGATTAGTGATAAATGCAAGAAGCATTGACCTTTTTAGCCAAACAAATGCAGCAGCAAGAATGCCGAGCGCGACTTTCCAACCGACCGTAGCTTCTACAATCTTATCAATAAATCGGATGAAATTAACAAAAACTTGGATTGTTCTAACCATTATGTCTAGCATCGCGCCGATGCCGTCAACGATCAAATCCTTGTTAGACTCTAAAAACCCATCCACAGAATCAATCATGCGTTGCATGGTCGGCAAGAATCCGAATGCAAGCTCGACTTTTAACGACTGATACCGTTTGCCTAGTTGCTCGACAGAATCGTTATATTTTTTCGCCTGGTCTACTTGATCTTTTGTGACTTTGGTTAAAAGCTTTTCTTCTTCAATTAGTGTTTCTATGTCTGCAATGGTGCTATGGAAGAATGCCCATGCGCCACCCAGAACACCAGTGAAGAAACCAAGAACCCCCATGAAGCCCTCAATAGCAGAAACAAAGCCGTCTGTGGCTTCGTATGCGCCTATCATTGAGCGCTCAGTGTTCTGCGCTTCCTGTGAAACATTTTCTAATGAATCAGCAAATCGACGAGCGCCTGAGTCATCGGCTTTTATTCCAAGTACAACTAACAGCTCGTCAATTATCATTAAGTTTTGCTCCGCATCTCTATATCTTCGGCTCTGCGCTTTTCTTCGTTTTGAATATCTATGATTGCTTCATGCAAGTCTAAAAACTCATAAAGGGTGTACACGCCTGATTTAATCTCAGTCATTGTACAGTACCCCTTTATGATTGGCGTTAAGATGAACCAATTAACATCTAGTTCATCTGTGCTGCCATTTTGTTGACCGCTTGGTTCGCCAAGTTTGCCAGCAATCCTGTTCCACTTGGCAAGTGCTTTGCAAAATGGAATTTCACACCCTCAAACAAGAAAGGCAGATACGTGCCGTGTTCTTGGTTAAATGCAAAATCCATTTCGTCAAGCTCTGCGTGTAGCCACTCACCTTCACTTTTGAGAAATAGCTTACAGTTCTTGCGGATAAAAACCTCAATGGTTGCCATTTCACCCGATGCGAAATTATTAGAAACCGCAGTGAAATCCAAATCAAGATCGAGTGTTGGCTTGCCATTATGGTCAACTTTCTTGGCTTTTAACGCACCATTAAGTAATTTAAGCAAATCCTTAGCTTTGTTGAATGAAGCATCAAAGCCAGTTTCGACATAAATCACTTTTAAGTTTTCGCTTAATTCAT